GTTACTTGGATTAGTCCGCTATGCCAAATTCTTACCAAGACAGAGGGTTAGACGGAGGCGGTGGCAGGATTTGGATTAGCGGGTTAGTCCAATCCCGACCCCCGTGAGCCTTCGATTGATTGGTTTCCGGGCCGACGGCCGGGTTCATACCTTGTGTAGTCTCATTTGAGGACGCCGCATTCGCCGGACACCCGATTCGCCGACCATCCAAAGATGATACTAGGCTAGTGATGACCAGTTTGCCCGGAGCATATGGAAGCGTTTTTCTCTTTGAGCACGAATCCACGTCTCTCTACCCTCTTTCTAGCCTCAAAACAGGGTTAAAACTGAATAGTATGAAGATACTATACGACTTAACAACCGACTTCTGGTCCCAGTCAATCGGGCCCATACCGCTCATGGGACGGCCATTCTGGTCATCACTACCCTTGTCTCATCAATGACCACGCTCGGCTGCCGCATAATGCCCGTCTTTTGTGCGTGATGGCCGCTGGGACCGCAAGTCGGTTGATAAGTCGCATAGTATCTTCATACTCGGCGGAAACCGCTGGACTTGGGCCCGCCCGTAGTGGTAGAGTAGGACCCACAGGGGTCACGGAACCCCGGCAGGGAGATACGATGCCTCGACCGAAGCGGCCATTTAACGGCCAAGAGCACATCACCCCCATCGAGCCCGCGTGGATGGGGGCCTCGTTGGGCGTTCGCCAGCGCACACGGTTCGACCAGAGCCAGCATATGACCCATCGGGTGGCGAATGGGTGCTACGACCCGCTGTCTATCATGTTGGTGCTCGATGTGCTCGCCAATATCGACCCCGATATCGAGTTGCGGGCCAGGGCGCTGACCGAATTCCTGAATCAGGCCCGTCCGCAGTTCCTTTGGGATAGTGTGACGGTCGGAAAGGTGCTCAGCGACATCCACGACCAGTTCGAGGACGTGTTGGGGGCCAAAAACGGGATTCTGGAGCGTGGGAAGGACTATCGGGGCCATTTTTACCTGATTCATCGCTCCGTCGGGGCCGCGAAGCTGTTTGTGACCGTTCACGAGGCCCTTCTCGTCGCCGCGAACACCGAAATCGCCACGCGGGCCAATCGTAGGCCCGTCGAGAGGACGATTTCGCCCCTGAGCGAGATTCCGGCCCTCCGGCCGGCGTGGGTCGATGTTTAACAACGATTGGAGGGAATCCGCCTTCTTTCTGGGACTCCTAATCGGCTTTAGCCTTCTGATGACGATGTGCGGGCAGACTACGTGATATTGACTTCAATCGTCAATCCTCCGTTCTCTAACAAGTGAATCTGCATGATATTCGCGGCCTTGGTCAGAACTTCGGGTTCTGGTACGATGTCGGTGATGGAAATTGGTTTTTCCCACTCGCTAGGCTGGAGGGAGAGGTTTGCTGGAACCTCTTCCTCGCCGCGAGCCCTTTACTTGGGGGTTGCATGAGTAAGACGAAGCGTAAGAACCCCCGTCGGGAATTTGAGACCAACCCGCTGGAGCGCCATACCGTGAAGCGTCGTTGCGACTCCTGCAATCTCTGGTTTCCCGAGGACGAGGTTTACGAGGACATCCCCGATGGCCGTGGTCATCGTGGTTACTTCTGCGGAGGGTGCATCTAGTGGCATTGAAGATTGAGCGCAGTGGAACCACCACGAGCAACGTGGACCAAAAGCCCCGCCTGTGCCACACTTGCAAGGATAGGAAGCCGGGTCTCTTTACTGTGGACCCGTACGGGAATCCGATGTGCGCTGCCTGTGCCCGTGAGCACGGAAGGCCGATTGACTAGGAGACGCCATGGCTTGGGTAGAATCGAGTGTTCTTGCTGTTGTGCGCGTCGCCATGCGTAAGCGGAAGGCTGCCGTGGATGCGGTCGATGCCCCGGCCCAGACTCGGCAGGAGACTGAGTTGAATGCCCTGAAGCCGGATTGGCTTGCGACGAGCTACGCTGATTGGCAAACTGCAGGGTTCCCGGCGATACTATAGTGGTCCCTGAGTATCATTTGGAGTGCGGGCCGCAGTGCTCGATGCGGGAGGGCACGCCATGGGGAGCCAAGGCGACCGTGATGTTGCTGGAGAATGTTCCGTTTCGGAAGATTCAGGCGGCTGCGGCTGCCGAGGGTGTCAAAATCGCCCTCCAGACCCTAAGCCTCCATCGGAGGCATATTTCGGTCCACGGGTCTGCTGTGGCGGAGGATGCCGTTGCCAAGGCGTCCAACATCGAGATTCTCGAAGAAATCATCCAGAAGGGCTTCGCGAACAGGAAGAACTGGAAGCCGACTATCTCTGACACGATGAAGGCCCTCGACATGCATTTCCGCCTGACGCAGGGCAATCCGTTCGATGAACTGCTCGATACGCTTGCTTCGGCTTCCCTTGGCTCCAACGATACGGATTCATCTACTTCGGGCGAGCAGGACACCAAAGAGTATGCTGGCGACCCCGCGAATGGAACGGTAGACGAAACATCCGCGCAATTGGTTGATGACGATGACCCCGAAGGCTAGGGAACTGTGGAGGCGATGCGCGACAGACCCGAACCTCTTCGCGGATACGTTTCTCCCCAAGAAGCCGCATCCGGGGCAGCGCCTTTGGCTGGAGAGCAGCGTCCACCCCATCAACACGCTCGTTCCCGGCAACCGCTGGGGGAAGTCCACCATCATCGCCGAGAAGCACATCTGGAAGTGCGTCTTCAAGCACGGCCTGAATGTGAAGACGCAGGCAGAGTGGAAGGCAGCCGAATACGAGACTATCTCGGTCGCCATGTCTGCGGACCAAGCGGCCATCGTCTTCAAGGAAGCGAAGAAGCTTCTCGCTGACAGCCCCCTGAAGGTGCTCGTCAAGGCGATGCGCTCGACTCCCTTCCCGCACATCATCTTCGCCAATGGCGCCGTCTTCCATTGCAGGTCTGCACATGATGACGGGAAATACATCGACGGCCACGCCTATCGGTATCTCAGCATTGACGAGGCTGGCTGGATTCCTAAACTGAAACAATTGATGACCAACGTCATCGTCATGCGTTTGGCTGGCGGCGGTGAGATTGACCTTATCGGAACGCCAAAAGGATATAACGACCTGTACTTCTATTACGAGAGGGGGCAGCGTGGCACATCGGGATACTACTCGCAGCGTGGGTCCATCTACGACAATCCGTACCTTCCGCGTGAAGACATTGAAATGCGAGACCGACTGCTCCAGTCTGCGGACCCCAAGATTCGACGGCAGGTCTTGGAAGGTGAGTTCGTTGACTTCTCTGGGCTCGCTTTTACTCGCGACCAGCGCGACAATGCCTTCGACCCCGACCTCCCGCAGTACTCTGACTACATCGAGGGCCACAAGTACATCGTTGCCTTCGACCTCGGGCGGCAGACGGACTTCACGGTCGGCATCGTCCTTGATGTAACCAAGCGTCCGTGGACGATGGTTCACTACACACGGCTCAACAAGGTCGCGTGGGAGGAAATCTATGCGACTATCGACCGCGTGACGAAGCTGTATCACTGTAAGACGGCCCGCATCGATGCGACAGGTCCACAGGGTGATGTCATCGAAGAAGAGATGACAAAACGGGGTATTAAGGTGGACCCGTTCAAGACGAGTACCCGTGCCGCGAAGCTCGACATCATCAACGGCCTGCAATCTGCACTTGACGAAAACCGGCAGGTTGTGGGCGAATCCGAGACGATAGATGACAACGGCGTTGTTATCCGTCATCCTGTATTAGAGGAACCCAACGAGGGTAACTGGGGTTTGCTCCGGCTACCCTGTATTAGCCAGTTAATGGACGAGATGGGGATTTACTCGCTTGATGACAAGAACATCCCGTTTACGGACTCCGTAATGTCCCTCGCGCTCGTGACCGACCTCGCTCGTGAGATGGAAGGCATCGCAGCCCCAGTGCTCGGTGGCATGTTCTGGACCGAAAAGCAGGAAGCCGCGTCCGCACAGGCCGCTAAGACAGAGCAAATCGAAACGTACCGGCTCCCCATCGGGGCGACTGGTGAAATCCTTGGAGGGCGCTAATGGCTGAGATGGACCGCAAGGATGCCGTGGACATCTTCCGCAAGCTCCGCGCGTTGTGGGCCGCACGTAATGGTCAGTATGACACGGCTCGCGAGCGTTATAACGGTAAGCACTGGGACTCTGTTACCAACCCTGAGCCCGCGAACCGCTATTCGCTGACTGCCAATTATCTGAAGCCTATCGTGGACAAGAGTGTTCAGAGCCTCGTCGGACGTGTTCCTGCCCTGCAAGTGATGCCTTCTGCCACAGACGAAGTGGCCCGCCGACACGCGGAGTCGCTGGAAGGCGTCCTTTACGGGACGTGGGAAGCCAATGAGATGTCGAAGATTCTCTTCAAGACCGCGTGGGACTCGTTTGTCCTTCGTCGCGGCATTATCTACCTCTGGTGGGACCCGAGGAAGAAGTTGGTCCGCTACAAGAATGTCACACCCGACCACTTCTTCCCCGAGTACGACGGCGACGATATCTGGCGCTGCGTTTATGTGTCCCGCCGCTCGACCGACCGCCTGAAGAAGGAGTACCCGGATTTTGCGGAGGACATCATCCCCGACTCTCAGGCTGATTTTGGTCCTACGACTTCCGATGACCCTGCGCGTTTCTCCTCGCCCGACGAGACGACTATCATCGATGTCTTCGATATCGACGGCAACCACACGCGGGTTATGGGCAATGCCGTCAAGAGTCAGAACCTGAAGTACCCGTTCAAGGCTCTGCCGTTCGTTGAGTTCCCCTGCTATCCCGTGGGCGGGTTGGCCGAGCCGCTCAACCTCATTGACCAAGTGGTCGAACTGAACCAGTATCTCGACCAACTCATCAGCCAGAAGGCTGACATCATCAGCCGCTACGCGAATCCGACTATCCTCGACTTCAACTCAGGTCAGAGCCCGGAGGATATCCGCCGCGCTGTGGCTGCGCAGGGAGCAGTTATCCCTGTTAGGCGGGACGGGAATATTGCCCTGTTGAACTGGCAGGGCACCGTTCCGGCCATTGACGAGCAGATTACCCTCGTGCAGGACATCATCTTCGACCTCGCCGGGAAGCCTCGCGCCTCTTTCGGCCAGACGATGACCAACCAGTCGGGCATCCAGACGAACCTCTCGCTGAATCCGACGCTCCAGAGCAATGAGGCCCACGAGTCCATCTGGGGCGAGGCGCTTGCCTGTCTCAACAAGTACACGCTCATGCTCTGGGAAGAGTTCATGTCTGGCGACCAAATCGAGTTTAACGGGAACTACCAGACCGACTCCGGTTCGAACCGAATCTATGACGTTGCCATTACTGGCAAGGACATCGGTGGTTGGTACAAGAACCGCATCAAGTGGCCAAGCGCCGTCAGGACTGACGACCCGGTGTACGTACAGAATCATCTCCAGCAGTTGCAGGCGCAGCCGTTCCCGGCCATCAGCCTCTACACCTATCTCGAAGAGATGGGCGTCGAGGATGTCGAGGCTGAGATTGACCGCATCGGCCTTCAGTTGGAGGACCCCCGCTTCCATCCTGACCGGATGACTGCTGCTACGAATGCGGTGACCGCGCTTCAGGGGGCTCAGGTTCCCGGTACCGGACTCAACGCTGCTGACGCATATGCTCCTCCCGGCATGGGCGCACCTCCGGGTCAGGACCAAGCGATGACTGACTCGCTGGCTGCTGCGGGAAGTGCGGCACAGATTCCCACTCAGCCCCCGGCGTAACTGATGCCGTGGGTCTTACAGTCCTACGTTCGGATTGTTGGGGCTAGGCGAATTCCCGCCACTCGGCGGGTCTGGGTAGAACCCAGTGGCGCTAAGGCTCCAGTAATCAACAACGACCGCGACGAGCAGCGGGCGGCGAAGGCGGCTGCCGATAAGGCCAAGGCTGCCGTCGCCGCCAAGTCGTTAGCTCGCCGCCGCTTGTGGGAGTCCCTTCACAAGCGCAGCAACGATGTCCGTAATTCTATCGCTCCACCCACGCAGGGCACGTCGATTTCCCCTGCCCGGATTGCCAAGCTCACCAATGACCCCGTTGAGCGTGCGGCCATTATTGACAAGGCCAAAGCTGCTGAGCTTGTAAAGCAGCGTTACGCCGCTGGCCAAGCGCAATACAAGGCGTACGCTGACTTCCAGAAGATTCAGCAGCGCAAGGCTGCCGACCGTGCCGCACTCGATGTTGCCAAGAAGAATATCGGCACGAAGGCTGCTGGCACGACCCTCGAACGCCTTGTCACTCAGGCCCGCGCTCGCCAGAAGGCCAGTGGCAATACCGACTTTGACCAAGCCTTTGTGGATGAACTCGGCAAGGCGTACCGTGACCATGCCGTGAAGGTCCAGCTTGCCTATAAGCGCAAGGTTGATTTGCTGCTCACGTATTACAAGACCGACAAGAATGGGAAGCTCGTGGGGTACACGAGCGAATCCGCGAAGCGGGCGGCGAAGGAGATGCTGAAGGATTTGAGTTTCCGCCAACTCCAGAACGAGTATGTCCGGCTCGACGGTGATGGTCAGAAGAACAAGGGCACTATCACGACGGTCTTCAGTCCGAACTTTGAGGGGCTGTCGAACTCCCAGCGTGATTACACACTTGCGACGGCCAAGACCGAGTACATGAATGCTGAGGCGGACGTACAGCGCAGGATTCATAAGCTTCTCAGTCATGGCGAGGAGGCCGCTGCTCGTGAGCTTCGCAAGGAGTGGGAGAATGGTGGCAAGTTGGCCTACGACTTTGCCATCACGGAGATTGACCCCACTAAGACCAGCGTCAAGTCCTACGTGCCCGGTCCCGGTGGCCCCGGTTCTGGCTTTGTTCCCGTCTATCGCACGGTAGAGGAAGAGTTCCAGTTCCGCCGCACTCAATACGTCGCCGAGATGAAGCGTCGCGCGCAGGAGTGGGCTGCGAAGCAGGCTTCCATCCAGCGTGCGCAGAGGATGGATGCCAACAACCCGGATAACCGCCAGATGGCGATTGACGCCAACCAACTCGCTGCGGCTTCCAAGTCCCTTGGGTTGGGTGACAAGGGCCCTGTTAGTCGCGAGGAGCAGAAGTCGGTCGTTGATGCTGCGACCAAGCAGTGGGCCGACGCCCACAGGGATGAGATTCTCACTCCTCGCACTAAGCAGATGCTGGCTGGTGGAGGTCGTGGCGCTGTCTGGGCGCAGGGGCAGAAGGACTATAAGGCGTATGAGAAGGCCGTTCTCGCGACTCGTGACCGCTACTACGGGATTTTCAGGACGGAGGCTCCCGGCATTCTGGAGAATGTTATCGGTCTGCCTGTCGTCAAGCCTATTACTCAGACCCTGAGTGGGCTTGGTGGTCTTCCCGGCACCCTCATTCGCTGGAATAACCTTGCTGGCGGGAATCTCTTCACTGGGGCCTTTACCGGTTACAACAATGTTGGTGACAACACCAGCAAAATCGGGGGCGCCGAACCCAATCCTGCGGATGTCCCGCCCGCCGTGAAGGTCATGCTGGATGACGCCGAGAAGAATGGTGGCATGCGCTTTGGCGGTGTGGCTCGCCGGAAGGCGTATGAAGCGTGGCTGAAGACTCCCGACGGACTGAAGTGGTTCACCGAGCAGCGTATGGCGGGCCACAAGAAGTCCTACGAAGAGGACAGGGCCTTTATGGAGGGCCTTTCCAATAACGATATCTGGACGAAGCTCGACGCCATCTCCACCTATGGTTTCGGTATTACCAATAATGATATGGCGAATCTTATTGCTTCCTTCGCTCTTGACCCCACGAATGCCATTCCATTGAAGGCTACGACGTGGCTTGCCCGCGTCGAGCACGCCATTGACGCGACCAAGACGGTCACCGGTGTTGCCGGGTTGAAGCGCCTTACCCTCGCTGCTGGTGAGTGGATGACCGTTACTGAGCCTGAACTTCGTTTTGAGAAGGCCATTAAGCCTTACCTGCACTTGATGGAAGCTGGTGTGCGCCCCGAGACGATTCGCGAAATGGTTCTCAGTAAGCTCGCTGGTATTCCTGACGGTCCGTCCCGCGCCAAGGATACTGAGAAGCTCTTCCGAGACCTTGGTATCAACCCTCGTTCCGCCAGCGGACACGAGATTATGTCGTTTGCCGAAGAGGCTGTCGCGTCCAAATTCAAGGCCATTGGCGTTGACTACCATGATATGGCTCGTCAGGCCATTGATTTGGAGGCGAAGAAGGTTGCTGATGAAGCGGCTGCTCATGCCGTGCGCGACGCCGCCATGAAGGCTGCCGATGCCGCTGCCATGCGTGCCGCGAAGACCGCCGAGGCTGCCGCCCGCAAGGGGACTGATGCGGCAGCCGCCGAGCGTGCCGCTGAGAGGCTCGCCATCGAGACCCGTATCGCTCGCCCCCCGTTGGCGCGCGTGGTCGATGATGTGGCGGCTGCTGTGGTTCCGACCCGTGCTTCCATTGCGACCGATGTGACCCATACTTCCACCACGGTTGGACATACTGCTCCAGTTATCCTCGCAATGCAGGTGGATGACCCGATTCGCCGCGCCGTCGCCGATGGCGCCCGTATCACTAACCGGACTGAGATTACCCGTACTCAGTCCATCCTCAACGCCATCGTCAATGATGGTCACGAAGTCGTCCAGCACCATGGTGTTGACTTCGCTCCGGGTTCCTACACCGATGCGTTCCTCGCGTCAGATAAGGCGAAACGGTGGATTGCTGACCTTGAAGCTATGAAGCCCGGTCGCGACGGGGGTGCGATTCCCAATTTGGAGGTTCGCCGTATCGCTCAGGATGGTCTCTATGAAGCCGGTCGTCGGTCTATGGCCAAGCGCTTGCAGGTTCGCGAGGGTCTCTTTACCGGCGCTGGCGAGGCCATCCCCCTGAAGGCTGGACAGATTCCGTGGGATACCGAGAGGGCCAAGTCCTTCCACGTTCGCGGTGGACCTAAGTCCTTCCAGCAGTACATTGCCAAGGCTCGCGACCTTGCCTACCGTGGTGGTGCTCGAAATCCCAGTGAAGAGATGCTCATTACTGCTGAGCGTTCTGTCTTTGAGGGCATGAAGAAGCGTGCCTTCTCCTTGAAGAAGGCATTGACCAAGGGGAAGATTACGCAGGAGCAGTTTGATGCGGACATCATTACTGCCGTTCGCGAGATGGGTGTCAACCGTATCAGTACGAATCTCTCGCAGGATATCTCTTCCAATGCTGGCGGGACCATCCACGGCGTTCTTGACGATATTCTCGATTCCGTGTCTCCGCTTATCCCGACCGGCGAAATCCTGTACCAAGACCTCATGTCCGCTGGCCACCTCGACCACTACTACGAGACCTTCTCCCTGATTCCGGGGATGATGGATGGCGTCGGTTACAGGACCGCGTTGATGGACAAAATCCTGAATCCTGAGTGGCGTGCTGCCCTTACCCGTGGTCAGTTCAACAAGATGCTGAAGCGCGCCATGTTCTATAACCTTGACCCTGTTACCCCGATGAAGTTTCGGGAGACTGGTGCCCACCTGTTCGCGCTCTTCCACCTGACTCTGCTCGATGGTGATTTTGCAAGGCTGGAGGCTTACTCGAAGTCAATCGAGGCCCTTCTCGCTGAGCAGCCTGACAATATCTTCGGGCGCATGTGGAAGGTCATGGAGACGCGTGCCGACCTCGACTGGGCTGATGGGTTCATCCAATCTGAGGATGCCTTTGTCCACTACGCCATGCTTGGCAAGACACTCCACCCCAATCTTGCTTTGGCGATGATTCCCTATGGTCCGATTGCTCGTATTCTGCCCACATCCCATGGTTTCCTGAACCACCTTTCGGCGCTGGCGACAACCCTGAATCCCCTCTTTAAGATGTCCCCCGCTAAGTGGGTGGATGACTCCGTTACTGTCGCTCTCACGAAGATTGTGAATGCTCCCGATAAGATTAATGACGGTATCACTCTTGCTTCGCAGGTTATCCATTACATCGCCACTAACTACGGTGATGTCACCCGGCGCGCCCATTTCCTTGGTATCTCGCAGGATTTCTCCATCGAGGCTGCTTGGCGCAAGCATGGTCTAGCCTCTTACCCGATTCAGGAACTTCGTTTGCGTTACTTTGCGTACCGTAGGGCGACGGCTAGATTGGAGCCCGACGAGCATGCGCTTGCTGAGTGGTCGCAGTCATTCGAAAACATGTTCCGCGATGGAAAGCTCCGAGAGCGTCCCCTCCAGAACGTAAACATCAACCCCCTTCGGCGTCGCACTTTCCCCGAACTTCATGATGCCTTCGAGGAGTTGTACTGGGGACACTACGAAGGCGGGGGTGGGCGGAGCCATTGGGTCGGCCCTCAAATCACACACGATAACCCCGGTCTACACACGATGAAGTTCTTCGAGATGATGCAGCATCCCAAGTACCAGCGGGGCGATGACTGGGTTCGCTTCGCCCAATCCTACTTTGACCACATGGTTGGCGCTGGTGCGGAGGAAGAGGCCCGCGTCGTCCTGAAGACCGTGTTCGAGCATGAGATTGCCCGCTCGACCAGCATGATGTACGAGGGCCTTACTGACCTCGGCAAGTCTGTTGATGCCTCCTTCGGCGGTGTCCGTCGCGGTGCCGTGGTTGACTTCCTTACCCGTGCCAAGTTGATTTCCAAGGCGGACGTTGAGCGCGCTATTGCCGAGGGCCGTGCCCGCGTGCGCGTCGAGAAGTCCTTCGCCGAGACCGAGGTGCAGGACGCTGCGATGCGCGACGAGTTCCTCCTTGCCGACTCTGCGGACCCCGCGCTTCGTGCCCGCGAGACCCTCCACCTGTATGACAATGCTGACCTTTCTTCGGTTACTGAGCGCGTCGGTCACTTCGTTGAGGTTCTGAGGAACGTTACGAAGGAGACCCAAGACCTTGCTGATGGCGGCGTGACCGCCCCGAAGGTTGCCGTTGATGCTGCCGCCAAAGAGTACCGTCGGATTCTTCGCAAGAGTGGATACGCTGCTGCCTCTGCCTTCTTGAAGAAGTTGCCCGAGGCCCAGCAAGCTCATGCCCTCGTAAAGGTTCGGCGTGAGATTGCCATGCTCGAACTCACGACTGCGATGAATCGCATCGTCCGCGACTTGCTCCACATGGATGCTATCCCGACTGATGTCGGCAAGCAGATTGAGGAAGTGGTTGCCCACTTCAAGGATTTCCCCGAGGGGCAGGCTTGGGTCAATGAATGGGCGAAGACCTTCCGGAATGACCTTTTTGCTTCTCACCTTATCCATTTCTTTGAGCATAAGGAGTGGTTTGACGTAAGGGCTGTGGAGCAAGCCGCGACCTCCGACATCGTTGTTCTGGAGCGTCAAATCACTCAAGCTCGCAATAAGGTTGTTGGTTTCGCTCAGTCCCTTCGCGACGGCGTTCGCGGGAAGGGTGCCGAGGAACACGCTATTGATGCCGAAGAACGCGCCAGTTTGACCGCTCGTATGGATGTGGCTTCGGCTGAGTTGGACCGTATTACCGCTGAGCGTGATGCTGCGGTTGCCAAGCGCGATGGCCTGACTGGCGTTGACGGTTCCATCGAGCGGAAGATGGCCGAGGGCGATGTCGCCGGCTCTCAGGCCGACAATGTTGCCGCCGCTTCTGGCGGGACTCCCGAGAGTGGTGGCGCCGTTAGGGCCGAACCCCCCATCGCTCCGACCATGGAGGAACTACACAGCCCTCGTGTCTCTGTCTCCCAGCGTGCTCTGGAGCTTCTCAATGCCATGAGCGAGGAGGAGTGGCTGCACCGTGAACTCATTCGCGCCCGTCGTGCTCGCGATATGGCTATCGACCGGAATGTTCGTAATGCTGCCATCAAGCGCGCCCAGAATGCCGAGAAGGCCCTGAAGGTCATCGAGGTTATGAAGTCTGGTGGCAAGAAGAGTTTCATCCCGCCGAAGGCGAAGGCTACCTTCCAGTCCACTATCCGCAGTGTTGTTGGCGCCCGCGCCATCGCTATCTTCAGCCCGAAGTCCATCTCCCCCTTCCTCCCGAATGCCGCCGCTGCTCGTACCGAACAGGCCCGGTCGCTCTACCGACTCTGGAGGAACGCTCCCGTTGATTCTAGTCTGAGTAATGCGCGCGTTCCCGGCGAGGTCTCTGCCGTCTACAAGGCCCATGGTCCTGCGATGGAGGCGTACATGGATACGCCTATCAAGGGCTCATGGCTCCGTCAGTTTGGCTTCCCCGAGCACCTCCTTGATGACATCACCCTTGGCGATTTGCTTCTCGGCGTGGACGAGATGAAGAGTGCCCTGAGAATCCGCAAGTTCAGTGACATGATGAGCGCCATCGCCGTCAAGGCTGAACTTGAACTGAGGTCTATAGCCGGCGCGGGGTCTGATTATGGTATCGAGCGGTGGTTGGATGACCGACTCGTTCACCGTAGCGACTTCTACGATGCCCTCGATTACGAGAAGCATGACCGTATCGTGGAGGCCGCTATCATCGATGCCCGCGAGGGCGCTGTACGGCAACTGTCTGTTGACGCTCGTCAACGGCCCGGTACTCATGGCGAAGACCCGCTCATGGAACTGGTCGAGACCGATATTCGTGCTGTCGTTGGTAAGACCAAGGCCCTCAGGTCGCTGGGGGTTGATGTCCACGCTTATAACGAGGCCCGCAAGGTCCTACGCACTCCGATGAACCGGATGCGTCGCGGGCAGGCTATCGCCGCCGAAGCCGCCAAGCGTGCTACTGATGTCCTTTACAAGGCGGGCAAGACCGTTGACTCGAAGGATTGGGACAAGTTGTACAAGAAGGAACGTGACAAGGCGTTCATCGAGGTCCGACAGGAGATGTCTGATAAAGAGGCCCTGAGGCAACTCGAATTCCTCGCTGGCGGCGAGATGTTGGGCTCCAAGGCTGAGGACATCATCACTGAGTTTGAGAAGCGTTGGGGTCTTGACCAGAACGTCAAGGACTTTGAGCCGGGGCCGATTACCCCCTACCAGAAGCTCACGTTGGAAAACGCCATTAAGACCCACATGGGTATTACCGATATCAATGACCCGGCCCAGATTATCGAGGGACTTGGACGCCACGGCACGCGCCCTCCGTTCGATAACCGTGCTGCTATGCGCGAGTGGCTGACGGAGTATGGTTTCTGGAGCCCTCGTACGGCGCAGGCTATCGAGGCTGGCAAGAAGTCGTGGAGACTCGAAGATGAGTACAAATACTACGTTGATAACTGGGGCTTCGCTCCGGATTGGGCAAACCCCGAACTCATTAAGCCGGTTGGTGCTCTTAACCGGATGATTCATGACGAGAAGTTCTTCGGCGAGATGAACCGCCAGTGGGGGCTCTTCAACCGGAATTTCGAGGCCCGTATCAAGACCAAGGGCTGGACCCGTGAGCGGATGGCTAGGGCCCTTGCCGAGGGAGACCCCGGGCTTGGGTTGAACCCGAAGCGCGACCTTCCCATGGAGCGTAGGTATGTCATGGAGAGATACGGCGACATCGCTGCGGACAATATTGTCTACGGCCCGGACGGACGCGTTATCTCTGGTGACCTTAAAGCCTTCCCGTGGCTTATGCACAAAGATGAATACGCTGCCTACATGATTGCTCGCACTAAGGCTGGCCTTCCGATTGCCGAGGATTTGGTTCAGTCTTCCGCAGAACTGGACGTGCTCCACGCCCTCATCGATAAGCACATGGGGAAGTATGTCAATGCCGCGATGGCTGGCAAGACGATGACTTACGCTGATTTGCTCACCGTCGCGAGCAATATTACTCACGACCTTCTGTCTGACCCTGTGTGGTTGAAGCGAAACATTGACTATCTTGGTAAGGGTATCAGGATTCAGGCTGCTCTTCGGCGCTCTTTGGTCTTCACTCAACTTGGATTTATGACCACGAACGTTATCGACACAGCCATCAAGGGTCCTTGGACCAAGTTCATCACCCGTTCCTTCCACAATGGCCCCGCGAGCGAGAGGGCCATGGAGTTGACGCTGGAGCACTTCGGTCTGGAGTTCGGGGGTCAGTTTCTCCGTGATGTGCCCCTGCATGGCACTTCTCGTATCCGTGGTTCCGAATCTCTCCTTCGCCAGTTGCAGGGTGTGACGGAACTCCCCGCTCAGGGCGCTGGCATGGCTGAGGACTTCACCAAGCTTCGCCTTGCGCAGGGCATGTTTGACGGTGCCTACGAGCGGGCTCTGAAGAAGGTCGGTGACCCCGACCTCGCCGATGTCATCGCCCGTGAGTTTGTCGGTAAGGAGGTCTCGCGTCTCTGGCCGACCGTTGGTGACGGCCCTATCGAGCGTCTATTCAACTCGCTGTCACCCTTCCTCTCCTACCAGTTCAAGAACCACGTCATCTTCATCGGGGAGTTCATCGGACACCCTTCGCTCTATAACAGCTTCCGCCATATCGGCGATGTCATTGAGAGGTATAACTACGACCATTGGTACGACACCCACGATGAGTCTGAGCCCCCCGACCCCAAGTTGATGCGTCTTATCGAGCTTCCGTGGGCACCGGGTATGTTCATTGACCTTGGCCAGTTCTCTGATGCTCAGCGTGGACTGAAGCCGCTCTATCAGGCACTCGATGGTAAGGTCCAGTTGGAGCAGATGGCCGCGAACTTTGTCCGTCTTGTTGGCCCCAACGACCAGAACATCGTGAGCGGTATCCTCAATTCCTTCAACCTCGCTCAACGCAAGGAATGGAAGCAGATTATCGATGCCGATGGCTTCCCTACTGGCAGGTGGGAGCAAGTCTCTGCTCCTTGGGAGGCTCCTTGGGGCGGGGCGGCTAACCTCTGGAATTCGCTTTGGTTTGTCGAGGATGGCGCTGCGTTGCTGAAGGCGATGGAGAATAAGTGGAATGTCACTGATACCACTCAGTTCTTCTACAAGACGTTTTTCTTCGGTGGGTTGAAGCAGTACGACCAAGGTGCTGGCCTTTCCAACTTCTTCTTTGCCCTGAAGAAGAGTGACCCCGCCGCCGCCGAGGCGTGGCTGCTGACTGCCGATGGTAAGAACCTTCAGGCGTGGTGGGCCGACAGGGCTGGCGCCACTAAGGACTGGTTCACGCCCAAGGAAATCAAGGACATCCTTAATCCGCCCTCCGTGGATTCGCAGGCGTGGTTGCATTCCCAGACTCCTGAGATTCAGACCAAAATCAAGCAGGGCTTCGAGGACTTGAAGAACATGCGCGCCGCGTGGGACGTGAGGATTGACTCATTCACCCCCGGCACGGCGGAATACGCCAATGCCAAGCTGGAGCGCTCGACCCAGCGGTACCAGTATTACGTCGAGCATCCGTGGATGATTGACTATCAATTTGGTTCTATGACTCCCGCTGAGTGGGCGAAGCAGTTGGATGATTGGACGGTCGATGACCTCGTGCAGTCCTTCTTCGATATTGGTGTGGCCCCCAAGCGCATCGACTTCAAGTCGGCTGTTGATTGGCAGGCTGCGGTTCTTCTATGGAAGCAGAAGCGCGCGAATTACCTGAAGTCGTTCCCGCAGGTCGCTGAGCGGCTCGGCCAGTCCCGTGACTCAGTTGAGGCGGTTTGGAAGGCCACGGAGCAGGATTGGTTCGACACCCTCGACCGCGTTGGCACTCGCTCCATCGCCATCGAGGCCGCGAAGCAGGCCAAGGACTACGACCTTCTTGACCAGTTGTACCTTGCAAACGAGCTTGACTATTCCAAGCTTGGAGCAGATGAGATGGTCTTCTATTTCGATGATTCCGACTATAAGGCGCTGACTGCTTTCGATAAGGAGCGTGGCCGTTCGCCTCAGGTGAAGACCGACCCCAGCGGGCAGCCATTCCTCACCCGTCTGAAGGTGCTCCCCGACTTCAATCAGTGGCGCTTTGACCGTATGTCGGTTGGCGAGAAGCAGAAGTTTGCCCGAGACCAGAAGTACGGTCTGGGCATGAAGGACATCATCGCCAAGGCCAAGGCTAGCGACAATTTTGGTGCGACGTTCGTCAATGAATTGAAGAAGCATCCCGACCTTCTCGGCGAGTACTTCCGGCGCAACCCCGGCAAGCGTGAGAAGTGGGCTACCAATGATGCCTATATCAAGGCCATCAGCAAGTATGGCCTCCTTGCCAAGGCTGGTAAGTTCACTGAGGCTGGGCGCTACTTCGACAACCTCCCCGACTGGGTGAAGGCTCGCTACTACTCGAAGCACCCCGAGAAGCGCCAGAAGTTGCAGGAGAATCTCCAGTACATGAACTTCATGGAGAAGTGGACGAGTTTCTACAAGCATCGTGACTACATGGGCGGCGCTAACTTCTTCGAGAAGATGCCCCAGTGGGTCAAGGACCGATACTTCGCCAAGAACCCGAATGGCTTTGGCAAGGGCGGCGGCGGTACCTCCCCTTATGCGAAGGCCATGGGCAAGTGGGTTAAGTTGCTTCAGGATGGCGACAAGGATGGAGCGAAGACTTACTTCGATTCTCTGCCACAAGCCTTCAAAGACCGCTACTATGCGAAGCATCCTGACGCAAAGCTACGTAGCGACATCAAGCGCGTTGGGCAGCTTGGGCAGTACTTTGCCGCCGATGACGCCAATCGTGCGCAGTATCTCATCGACAATCCGTTGTTCGCGAAGTGGCTGAAGGCTCAGGGCTCGAAGTCCAGCACCCGTCGCATGATGATTCTCGCCGCCTATCAGGGCCTTCCGCAGGAAGACCAGTGGCTCCGGCGCGTCTTCCGTGAGAAGTATCCCGAGGTCTTCTCGAAGCAGGCTGCTGGTGATGCTTCTATCAGGAAGGTGGCTAGCTTCCTTGTCGAGCATCCCGACATGACTCCTGCGTTTGAGAAGTGGATGAAGGCTGTCCTTGCCTCCTATGCCGAGGAACTAAAGCACGAGAAGGCTCCCCCAAAGCCTATTTTGAGCGACCATACCCGGCAGCGTGGACATGGCGTAACTCGCTGGACCGGTAGCCACACTGGCCACTCGGCTGCATGGGTTCGGTTGCACTCTATCGGATAACGTGCTCCTTGCTTGTGTCATGTTTGCAGGGTGTGATATATTCCCTGTGTAGGAACTTCGTGTTCTTCGAGGAGGCTGTGATTGCTGCTGATGGTGACGGTGAGTTGGACGCTCATTTTGCCGTAGGTAGCGAGCCTGACTATGGCTCGGGTCCGTATCTGCATCTCATGGCGAGGGCGGTGCGACTCGCACGTACTGACGTAGGAAATCCGGTGTTCTCGGCGAGCGCGAGGGCGTTTCTAAGGTCTGACCTTGTTGTCCTCTTCGCCGAGTGTCTCGGGTACGAAGGAGACTTTAGTGTCTGAAATTAGCAACAACCTATTCGATGATGACGAAGGAGACGAATCCTCCACCGATTCCGGCGCCACTGGTGCCGAGTCCGGAGAGGCCAAGGACCCGAAGTCTGAAAGCAAGCGCATCAGCGACCTTCAGTCCGCTAAGGACAAGGAGACTGCACGGGCGAACAAACTGCAAAAGCAGTTGGACGCTATCGCAGCCGCTACGAAGGACAATGGTGTGGAGGACATCCAGCCTTCGGCTCAGGCCGGATTTACTGGTGACAGTGCGATTATCGACATGGCTCGGATGTTTGCCTTCCAGCAAAATCCGAAACTTGCGACATACGGACTGACCATGGATGACCTCAACGGTGCTAACCCTAGCGAGATTGCTAGGTCGGCTACCGAACTGGTTGCTCGGTTCGAGAAGATTGAGACGCAGGTCCGAAACAAGGTTCTGGCTGAGAACGGGATGGCTCCCGAAATCGATGCTGGCTCCCCGCCCGCTCCCGCTCGCGACTTCACGAAGATGAGCAAAGAAGACTTTGATAAGGTCGTTGCCGGTGCCCTTGGCAAGCGGTAACACCTAAAGGGAAATAACCATGGCTCTCCAGACGACTGCGAGTACCGGCCTCAGCGTCGAGATGAAGACGTTCTATGACCGTGTTCTTCTCGAATACACTGTACCCACGCTCCTCCACGCCAACTTCGCGCAGACGCGCAATATCCCCATGGGTTCGGGTAAGACCGTTGAGTTCCGACGCCTGTCGCTACTCGCCACGGCCACGACTCCTCTGACTGAGGGTGTCCCCCCGACGCTGAAGGACATCGCCATCAGCGCCATCACTGCGACTATCTCGCAGTACGGCGACGCGGTTGGGTTCACCGACCTCGTTTCGACCACGACCATCGACCCCATCCTCACCGAGACGACTCAACTCCTCGCGATTGAGGCCGGTGAGACCATTGACGAAATCGTCCGCGACATCATCGTCGCCGGTACGACCATCGTCTATGCCGCAGCGCGCACGTCGCGCGTCACCGTTGCTAACACGGACCTCTTTACGGTCGCCGACCTCCGCAAGGTTGTCCGGACGCTCGTCGTGAACCGCGCGAAGCGCATCGGTGGGTTCTATCAGGCCATCGTCTCTCCGCGTGTTTCCTTCGACCTTCAGGGCACCGCTGAGTGGGTGACGGCCAACCAGTACGCCCAGAGCGGGCGGCAGTTCGACGGGTCCCTCGGCGAACTGTATGGCGTCAAGTTCTGGGTGACCGACAAGGCGAAGGTGTTCACGGGCGCTGGCGCCGCAGGCATCGACGTGTATGCGTCCTTGTTCTTCGGGGCGAATGCCTACGGCATCGTCAACCTCGACGGACACTCGCTGAAGACCTACTTCAAGCCGCTCGGCTCCGCTGGTACCGCTGACCCGGTTGACCAGCAGCAGTCCATGGGCTGGAAGGTTGCCTTCACGGCCAAGATTCTCAACGATGCCTTCATGGTTCGTTATGAGAGTGCTGTCAGCGCCTAGACCGGCGACTGATATTAGCGGGGGAGGCCTGACAAAGCCTCCCCCATAACAGAAAGGTAAACTATTATGGCTGCTGGACTCGGAACTGTTAGGGCGGAAAGTGTCCGCTTCCTTGAATCTGATGGAAATATTGCCGGTGGCGCTGCCGGTGTGTGGAGTGCGTCGTTTGAGATTCCCGCTGGTGCGGTTCTCGTCGATGTGATTGCTCATGCGACTGCGGTTTGGACGGCTACCACTTCAGCCACGCTCATCGTGGGTGATGTTACAACTCCTTCTGGTATTTTTGCTTCCGTGGACCTGAAGGCGACGGACTTGCTCGCGGGCGAGTCTATCTCTATCAATGGTCTTGCCGGTGGCAAGCATGGTGCTGACCTTGCGGTGGACTACACGTCCGTTGCAACGATTGGCGCCTCGCAAATCAAGCGTCGGCAGGTGGGCAATGCTGCTCGCACCATGTCCGCCAAGGTGACGACTGTTGGCACTCCGGTTACCACGCGGCCCGGTGACACGACTGTCACGTTCATCTACGCCTACCCCTCGTACATCAAGCCCTCGTTCGCTTAGTCGGTGGGGGGAGAGTAGAACTTCTGCTCTCCCCCATCGCATCTGAGAAAGGACTCTCATGTCTACTGCTTCTGCACCCGTCATCGCCAAGGGCATCTCGGCTGACAAGCCGTCTAGCGCCGAAGAGAGGGCGGACCAAGTTACTGAACACACGATGCGTGACTACTATGCCGCGCAGCCCAAGGTTTCCATCAAGACCCGTGAAGACGAGTGGGTCCAAGTGAATGGTTACACGTTCATCATCAAGGCCGGAGAGCGCGTCGAGGTCCCGAAGGACATCGCCGCTATTCTCGAAGAGTCAGGCCGCATTTAAGGATGGAGGCTGAGGACGAGGCTCCGGGTCCTATGACTGGTCACCCCACATCATGGCGAGATGTCTACTCGCTTGTTCAGGATGTTGAGGAGCGCCTTACGAAAAGGATGGACGCTGCGTCCATCGAGCGTAGGGTGATTATGGCTGACCATGAGTCTCGTCTTCGCGCCATCGAGATTGGCGGCGCGAGCAGCGCTACCCTTGCTATGGCGGTTGCTGCGGGAGATGCTAGACTGAAGGCACTGGAAAACTCCATTCTGTCCATAAGCGCCCGTGAGCAGGGCGTCGTTGGTACACTAGGGGCCGGTAGAACCGCCATTGTTGTTAGCGCTGCTGCTTTTGGCGCTGTTGTTGCTGCTCTGGACCTTATCTCGCACCTTTTCAAATAGGAGAACCGGATGTCTAGTGCTGGCGATATGATTGACGACCTTCGGGACCGGCTCAATGACGCCGCCGATACGCAGGTTCCCTTTGCTACCAAGCTTCGCTTCCTTAATCGTGGGCAAGCCGCTATGTTCCCGCGCGTGTTCAAGCTCTCGCAGGATTTGACTATCACTCTTGCTACCAATGACTTTGAATACACCCTCCCCGCGAATGTTGGTGCCGGTAAGGTTCTGACTGTGGAAGTGGAGTCTGGCGTCGCGTCTGGCCGGTTCCTGCCATTGACCCGCTACGACATTATCCCCTCCCTGACAGCCCCTATCCTTGTGCTGCTTGACACTGCTCTCCCCTCGGCTTCTGGTTCCCGCGTTCGCATTACTGTTGCGAACAGGTTGGACCCCTTCGTTGCCGCGAACTATACGGCTTCTCAGTCCGTTACTTTCTCCGGCCCCGCTGGTACTGAGGAACTCCCGATTCTCTATGCTATGGGGCTCGCTACGGCCCGTGTCCTCGATGACAGGATGGACTACACGCGGTATTCCGCTACGCAGGTCAATGGCAGCGTAGACCCGAATGACATCATGCAGGTCTCGCAGTTCTGGTTCGCCCAATTCGAGTTGCTTCTCGACCGCCTGCAGATGCCGTTCCCCGTCTCTAGGAGCTAGTCGTGCCTGCGGTTGGCACCACCCACCACCTCAAACTGGGGAACGAGTTCCTCATCATTCGTCCGAACTCGTATCAGAAGTCTGCTGCGCCTACCTTCGGCGCCCGCATTACGACTGGTGACCCTGACTACAACAACCTGTCCATCTGGCAGCATTGGGTCCAGAAGTGTTGGGTCGGCGGCATGGGTGCTGACGATTGGGTGGACGACGCGATGTTCAAGGACGCTGTTGGTGTTGACACTACTGTCCATGAGAAGTTCACGCTCTCCCGCTACCTGAAGCGTGGCGCTGGCGCGAACTGGAATCTTGGTGGCTCGACCGAGGTTGTCTATCACAAGTTCTGCGTCTACAAGAATGTTCTCTATGTCCTTGTCTGCCGTGACTCACCCGGCGATACCGGCGACTCTCGGCTCTACTCCTATAACGCTGGTACGGAGGCATGGACGAGCGTTACCATGCCGGGAACTTCCTTCCTTGCCCGCGCCATTACTACCTTCGATGGCAAGCTGTATGTTGGCGGCGTGCAGACTCAGGGCACCGATGTCGCCCGTCTGTACTGGGCGACCACCCCCGGCACTTGGAATACGGTGACCAATCCCGCTGGCATCGATACTGTTGGCGTAACATACATGAAGGTGTACAACTCCAAGTTGTATGTTGCCTACAACACTCAGGTCTGGCGCCAGAAGGACAACCAGACTTGGGATGGCTCGACTGTCTTCTACAAGGTGAATCAGAACTCGGGTTCTAACTACATTGTTGCCATGGAGACCCACCTTGGGTTCCTCTACTTCCTCTCCCAGAATGGTCACCTGCACCGTACTGATGGAAATAACACCTTCGACATCTGGTCGTGGGACGGACAAACGTCTGGTGTCAGTCTTCGTTCATATGATGGGAAGCTGTTTGTTGGGACCTACGAATGGACTGACACGACCGGCATCGGCTTCGGCGTCCTCTACCAGTTCACCGGAGCGGCGGTCACTGAACTGAAGCGATGGGGAAGGACCGGCAAGTCCACTTCCATCGGCAACATGTTCGTCTATGGGCGGCGCCTGTACTACGGCGCCAGCGGTCTGTTTGGTGTCCGCTCCGGT